GCCTGGGCGGCCGCGTCGGCCTCCTTCAGCGTCTTGGGTCCCTCGTGCTCGGCGTCCTCCGTGACCGTGCCTGCACCAGGCTGCGGCCTCACGGCGTGCGGCGTCTCCTTGGCAGCCGTCCACCTTTCGATGGAGCGGTCGTTCTGCTTCTGGAAGATGTCCGCAGCCTGAAGCACGTTGCCGTCCCGTGCGTCGGCCAGGTCGTAGATGACCTCCCAGTCCTCCTCGTCGTACTCCGGGTGCTGTTCGCGAACAGCATCCACCATACGCGAGATCTCCTGGGCCTGTGCCATCTGAGTCGCCTGCTCCTCCAGGGCTGCCCGCTCAGCGGCCTGCTCTGCGCGGAAGCCGTCAAGCTCCGCCTTCATCGCAGCCAGCTGCTTGGCGACAGGCTCCAACTCCGGGTCGGAATCGACCAGGCTGGCCAGTTCGTCCGGGATACCCGGCTCGACTGGTGCCTGCTCCTCAGCGGCTGGTTCCTCTGGAACTCCGCCGTCCAATTCCCCGACGATGGACTGTAGCTCGCCGTAGAACGCGCGCAGGTAATCTGGATCCTGAAGCGACTCGTAGAACTCGGCGGCGGTCTTGAGATCGTCTAGCGATCCCAGCGCCTCCAGTTCCTTCCGCTGCTCTGCAACCTCCTGCATCCGCTGTGTCCAGCGGCCCTGAAGCTGCTTGAACCCCGGCTGGAGTTCGTCGGGCAGCAGATCCGGATTGAAGCCCTCGCCCATGAAGGAGTCCTCGCTCGTGCCTGTGAAGGCATCGTCGGGCTGCTCCTCGGCTACCGGCTGCTCCGGTGGAGTAGGCTGCTCGCTGGCCTGATCGGGCTGGGGTGCCTCAGGCGGCTGTGGAGCGTTGTCCACTGCGTCCTGCTGTCCCGCTGCCTCGATTGCTGCGGCTGCCTGATCGAAGGTCATTCCACCTTCGTTGTGAAGCTCGGACAAAATGTCCTCCTTGTTGGGCCAATCCCCCGTGGGCTGTTGGCTACTTGGCCGCTGGTAGGGCTACCAGTTCGGCCTCGACAATCTCCTCGTCCCGTCGGGCGGCTGCTTCCAGCGCGACCGTCTGAAGACCCCGCAGGGCCTCCGCGATCTCCTCCGACGAGGGGAGACTGATCTTGTGGTCGATGACCTGGGTGCTGACGTGCTCCACGCGGTCAACCTTGTCGGTCAGCATGCCAATGGTGGCGACCAGCTGTGAGACGTTGGCGGCGGGGATCTTGCGCTTCAACTCCGCGATTGCGAGGTTGCGCACTTCCTTCGCCTCGGTGAGGAAGTCGCTCGTCGCGACCTCCAGCGCCTCCTGCGACGGAAGGTTCTTCTCCCGTTCCCAGTCATCGCGCCAACGGCGAATGGTGGAGGAAGGGATCCCGAAGTCACGGGCTGTCCGCTTCACGTTCCCATCATTCGCCGCCAGCGCCGCGAAGACCTTAGCCTTCGCGTCCTCACTGTACGTTGCTCGACCTGCCATGATTACTCCTTGGACGAAGCCTTCGCCTTCGCCTGCTGCGTCTTCTGACGCAGTGCGAGACGGTGCTTCTGCTCGTTGTGCGAGAGCTTCTGCTGGTGCAGTTGCTCCGTGTGGCGAGCCTTCTGATCCTTGGCGGCCGCATCCTGCCGCGCCGACGCATGCGCCAACGCGGCCTGATGTGCGGTCTTCATGGAGTTCAGGTCAGCCTGATCCTGCTGCTGCTGCATGGCCTGGATCTGTTCCGCCTGGTCTAGTGGGTGGTTACCAGCCGACGACACGTTCGGCTCTGCTGTGTCGTCGCTTACCCACGTCTCCAGCGGCTCCTCGGCCATCTGATCCGGCGTTACCTGGATCACGCCGCTGCGGTTGAGGATCTCAGCGGCTGCCGTTGGGCCAACCGTGCCCTTCAGCTGGAGCGTCGTCTGAACGGCCTTCGGCTCCTGCGGCATCTGCGGCAGGCTCATCATCGTCTGGAGCGTCTGCTCCCAGTGGTCGATGAAGCTCTGCTGAATCTGTGGATCCAGCGTTTCGAACTCCGACGACTTCATGAAGCTGGCGTGTGTCTCCAGGTGCGTCTGGTAATCCTCAAACGGCTGCGGTGCGACGGCTGCCTGCTCCAGCGTCTGCTGCGCCCACGCCATCTTCTGCTGCGGCGAGTCGGGGATTCCATCCCCATCGGGATCAGCGTGCGGGTCAGCCATGATCTGCTGCACCTGCGCCATCGCCTGCTGTAGCGCGATTGGGTTGAGGGGCTGTCCGTGAATCAGCTTGTCGTTCTCGCGCAGGGCCATGTCCTCGTCCTGCGCCAGCTTCTGGAGCAGACCCTTGGAGTCCGCCACATCCAGCCGCTTGAGGGCCTGTCGGCCGTCGATCAGCTGGTTCTGGAGCATGAACTCGATCTGCGCCTGCTTGCCCGCGCGCGTGCGCGGCAGACCCGAACCGGCCTCGGCGTAGAAGCTGAAGCCGCCGCTGATGTCACTGTTCTTGAACTTCTTCACCTGCACCGAGCCACCCGCGCCGATGATCTTCAGCAGGCGCGGCTCGATGTAGTACGCCTGTGCGAAGCTGGCCATGATGTGGCCCGCGCGCACAAGCGCCTCCTCCAGGCGCTGGATGATCGGGCTGATCTGATCGACTGCGGCCTCCTGAAGGAGGTCGATGGCGATGCCCGCCTCGACGTTCGGCGGCGGCGTGCCCGTCTGCACCTGTGCCAGGTTGAACAGGCGGTCGAGCCTGCTCTGAATGTCCTGTAGATGGTTGAAGACGTACGGCTGTAGACCCGGCATTTCGCGCCACTCAGGGCGCTGGTTGCCGACAGGGTTGAACTGGAACACGGCTCCTGGCTCGTCCGTCAGCCGGTCGCGCAGGCTGCCCGTTGGGGCCAGCATCTGCGGCTTGATTGTCAGGTTCTTGTGCGTGACGATCTGGCTAAGCGTGCGGTTCAGTTCCTTCTGGATCGGTCGCGCGTCCGTGACGAGCGGATCGTCCAGCGGGGAGTTGGGCCGCTCGATGCCTGGGAACTTGACCAGGGGGAGTTCATCGAACGGGAACTGCCACGGCGTGTCCATGAGGATCTTGTCCGGCCCCTCGATCCAGACCACGTACCGGCCCTGCGGCAGCGCCGCCGTCTTCCGGTGGTACATGATCCAGACATCCTTGGTCACAGGCAGCGGCTTGTCCGCGCCCTGCTTCTGCTGGATGCCGAAGGGCAGACCCGTCATCTGGTCGTCGGGCACCTGGTCAGGCTTGACAGTCACGTTCCAGCGCGCCTGAATCTCGGACGGATCCATGGAGTGCTTGCAGATGGCGAACTCGGCGTCTTCGAAAGTCGAGGCTGCCGGGTCGAGGATGACATTCTCACCAGGGATGACCTCGATCTCGATGTCGCCCAGGTTCACCGTCTTGCTGAACTGCGAGGGGTCTAGCCCCTGCGCCTCTAGCTCCTCCTTGTACAGATCGGCCATCACCGGGTCGGTGATCGGCTGGCCCGACTGCGGGTTCAGCAGGAACGTCGTGCCTCGGCCCGCGAACGGATCCCAACTGATCTTCCAGTACCCCTGCGAGAGGGTCGCGTTGACCAGCGCCGACTGTAGCTTCGACTTCATGTTGAACTCGCGCCACCAGTACTCGTACAGCGCCTCGGCCATCTGTGCCGACCGGAGATCCTTGTCGTCGCCCGAGTTAGGCGAGGCGTTGATCACCGGCTTGGTCTTCGTCAGCTGCGCCACGTAGGACATGACGCCGCTCTTGATCTGGTTGCTGGTCAGCCGCACCTTGAAGCGGGGCTGCGCGTTGTCGCCCAGGCCGAAGTTCAGATCCTGGATCTGACCCGTGACCGGGTTCGGGAAGACCCACTGGTTGCCCTTGTAGAACTCCCGGTTCATCTTCCACTCGATGTGATCGCGCCCCAGCGACTGGTACAGCTTCTTGCGCTGTGAGCCTAGGTCGCCAGCGGTCTTGGCGAACCGAATCGAATCGTTCGACTGCTTCTGATCAGCCACTGACGCCTCCTCTCAGCTAGCGGTTGACGACGACTTCCTTGTTCAGGTAGCCCAGCTGGCGCAGACCTTCCTCCAGCTGGAGGTCGTCGATCAGGTTTGCCTCACGGGCGTCCAGCAGATCCTGTTCGTCGTCTCCGACGTACAGGGTTTCCGGTACCAGCTGCGGCGTACCGAACTCCTCCGCACGTGGCGAGTGGCCAACGGCCCCCACCTGGGACTGAAGTTGCTCGATCCAAGCCGTCATGATGTCGATCTCTCGCTTGTGGCTCAGCAGCAGATCCTCGTAAGATCGCTTGCTGACCCACATTAGAGGTTGCTATCCTTCGGGCGGATCTTCAGCGCGCCAGCCGTGAACACGAGTTCGTGTCCCTCTGACTGCGCCGACCGCTCGATCTCCTGGAGCGTCTTCCAGTCGAGCGTGGTGTTACCGGCTGTCACCGTGGTGATCCCGGCGGTCGCGGTGGAGTACGTGACTCCCATGCGATCCAGGTGCTTGTTGATCTCGGCGTGAGCGCCCACTGGCATTCGCCTCCCTCCTAAGCTGTCTCCCCGAGTTCGGGGTCGTAGGGTGTCTTCATTCGCTTCTGCTGCTGGATGTACGCGCGTGCGTGCTCATCCAGGGACTGCGGCCGCTCCACGCTGTCTACGTGCGGCGCGGCTGGGAGCAGGACGTTCGCTACGCCGAGCGCGATTTCCACGGCGTCCAGAAGGTCGTCCTTCTGGTTCTTCTGCTCCGGATCGAAGCTGACCCACTGGTCGATGAAGTCGCCCTGGTTCTTGCGGATCCGAACCTTGCCGACCTTGAACAGCGGCGACATCGTGAGGATGCGCTCCTCCTTCTTGCCCTTGGAGAACACCGGCACGATGGCCGGGATTCCAGGCAGGCGGTTCGCCTGCTGCTCCAGAGCGCGCTGGAAGGCGTTTGACTCGATGCCGATCATTTCGGGACGCCACTTCAGGTGCCACTCCTGGATCTTGTCTACCTGCTCCGGGAACGCGATGTGCCCGAGGAAGTAGTCCAGGAGGAAGACCTGAGAGTTGTCCTTGGTCAGACCGATGACCGCCATGGCGAAGTCGTCCGCGTCGTCAGCGATGCTGATGGCGGGGTCGATCCCGATGAAGACCCGGAGGTCGTAGCGGTTGTTCTCGGTCTTGTAGTGCTGGATGCTGATGTCGTCCGTCTTCGTGTCCACGTTGCCGAACACGTAGTACTTCAGCCACTCGCCTGCGAGTGCAACTCCCGCCATGGCGTCGAACGCGGCCATGTGCTCCTGCTTGAACGTGACGGGGTGCATGTGGGCCTGGTTGTACACCCACTCGCTGTACGGGTAGTAAGGGTTGTCGATACTCGTATACTCGACTCGGAACTGCGTCGGGTCGCCCATCGCTGGCCCCTGGAAGAACTCCTCGTAGAACCAGTTCTTGCCCCACGGGGTCGTGGTGGTGATGAGCAGGCCGAGCCTGTCGCCCAGCGCCGAGCGCACAACCTCCCACGCCTCGTTGTTCGGCAGGAAGGCAGCCTCGTCGATCCAGAGGATGTCCAGTCCTGCGCCTCGGAGCGACTGAGGATCGTCGGCCGACTTGAACTCGACCAGCGTTCCCGACTCCGCGAACTCAAAGGTGCGGGCGCTGCGGTTGTACTTGTAGTCCCGATCCTTGACGAGTCCAGCTGCGTTGCAGACCTCGATGAAGGTCAGCAGGGCAGGCCGTCCTGCCTGGAAGTCCTTGGCCAGGCACCAGATCCACAGCGGGCGCTTGCCGGGCGGAACCGGCGCATCCGCGCGAAACTCCTCCGGGTGGAGGGCGTAGAACAGCACTTCCCACGCAGCCGAGAGCGTCTTGCCTCCACGGCGTCCAGCTACCAGGTGTCGGTAACGGCGCAGCTTCTTGTCTGCTGAGTGAGCGCCATGGAACACGTACTGCCAGGTGTGCGGCAGGTAGGGCGTCGGTCGGGTCGAGAACCACCAGAACTTCTTCGGGTACGTGCCCGTGATCCCTGGGATCCACGCCTGGGCTACGTCGCCTGCGTGGTCTTCACCACCTGCGGTGACTGACTTGTACGCGGTGTCCATTGGCCTCCTAGCAGAGGGGTGGCTTCGGGGGATTCTCCGCTGGGGGAGCGGGTACCCACATCAGCCCTGTCCCTACTTCTTCTTCCACTTCGCAGCGTTGCGCGCGAAGTTGGCCTTCTTCTTCATCGCCGGACTGGCGGTCTTGGACTTGAGCACGGCGTTCGCCTTCTGCTGCACGCTCATGCCCGACGACTTCGCGGCCTTGGTGAAGCTGCCGCGTGTGGACTTCTTGATCTTGATCGGCTTGCGCTTGGCTGCCATCAGTCCTCCGGGGAGAATGGATCTACGGTAGGCGGGATGACCGAAATGCACCAGTCGGTGGTGTATCCCGGCTCCGCCAGCGCAGCGCCAGCCTGCACCAGGGTGAAGAACAGAAGCTCGTAGGCCGACGCCACGCCCTCGACCGAGCACGGCAGGTTCATGGTTCGCATGTCCCGCGTCTCGATGCCGGTCAGGCCGCTGGCCTCAAAGCCCACGTAGCGGTTGTTGAAGGGGTCGATGACGCAGCGCGCCCAGCCCCACTTGGATCCCGAGGTCGTGCTCACGTTCGGCTTCTCCGTGACGAGCGGGCCGCCGATGCTGGCCGGGAAGTCCTGGTAGACCAGCGCGTTGTCCTCGTACATCCACTTGCTGGTGGTCGGCGTCCAGCGGAATCGCACGTGCTTGATGTTCGAAGCATCGCGGTTCTCGATGCCGATCTGCATGTTCGTGCCGCCGGATGCGAACTGCTGCGTCCACTTCATTTCCAGCGCCAGGAACCAGCCCTTCGGCTGGATGTAGTGGTGCGAGTACTTCAGTTCGGTCGCATCGTTCGACGTTGCCGCCGTCAGCATCTTCACCGAGCCTGCGCCGCCAACCAGTAGGTTGGAGGTCTCACGCGCGAGCGTACCCGACGAGGATGCGAACAGCGCGAACTTGGCGTTCGG